TCTTCGCCAACCCCTTCCTGCCGATTGGGCGCACGGACCTAACGCTCGAAGAGAAGCGAGCATGGCGCGAGAACTACGCGGCCGAGATCCGCGAGACGAAGGGCTGGACCGACAAGAGCCCGAGCTACATGCGGGAGTTCTTGGGTCTGTATGCGGATGACCCGGATCGCCGCGTCTACAAGTTCGAGCGCCAGGTCCACTGCATCCCGCGCATGCCGGACTCCTGGCTCACGCATCGCCACGAGTGGACCACGGTCCTGGGAATCGACTTCGGCTCCACGAACGCAACGGCTTGGGTGCTGTGGGCGTTCCGCCATGGGTCGCCAGACGTGTACGCGGTCAAGGCATACAAAGTCTACGGTATGGCGCCGTCACAGACGGCCGACATCAGTAAGGACTGGATCGACACGTACGGCCCGTCAGCGGTGGTCGGCGACTCGGCCGCGAAGGGCTACATCGACGAGCACGCGGTTCGCTACCAGATCGGCATCCTGCCCGCGAACAAGCTGGGCAAGCAGGCGCACGTCCTGACGATGAACGACGACTTCCTGGGTGAACGGATCCACATCGTTGAAGCCGACTGCGAGGCGTACTGCGACGAGCTCGAGAAGCTGGGCAAGGATCCACGATACGAGCGCGGACATCCGAAGTACGGCGAGGAAGACCCGTACGCCGAGAACGATGCCTGCGACGCGGGCCTCTACGGATACACGCACGTCTACGCATGGGTAGAGGGGATACGAGCGAAGCGCCTGGCAATCGACGATGCGGCGCGCAGGATGCAGCTGGGTGACCCGGACCCGTTCGACATGCACGACTACAAAGACCGCGGCGAAGACCAATCGAGGTACATGCTGTGACCGACTACGGCAGCCAGCTAGCGGCGATCGAACGGCTTCGACAGCTCGGAGCTGTGCGGATACTGATCGACGATTCAAGGATCGAAGTCATGTTTGACGCGCTGGCCCAGCCGCAGCAAGCGGCCGAAATGTCCACGGAGGAGCGCGAGCAGCGTTGGCAACAGCAGTACGTCACGGATGCATTGAAGAGCAGCGAGCCATGACGAAGAAGCGACGACCAGAGTTCAAGGGCATGCCCATTCGGGCCACGCGGGAACAAGCGGAGCTTGATGCGCTCATCACGGGCACAGGCGTCTATAGAGTCGAGAGCTTGAGCAGCACACAGCGAAACCCAAGGGGCACCAGCATCGCTCCGCAGCCGAAAGAGCTGCCGCGATGCCACCCGTCAAGACAGTAGACCGGGACAACGAGCCCGAGATCGTACTCAACCGCCGCACGGCTCCACATGACCGGCTGTGGTGGCACTGCGAACCGGGCAAGGACCGCGCTTCCGCCATCCGTTCCGCGGTCGAACAGATCGAAGGCCAGATCAGCGGGTACCGCTCTGACCTAGAGCTATACATGCGGGCCTACGGCGCGGGGAACGTCGCTGGCGAAGGTTTGGGCGTAGCCACGCGTTGGCAATCGCGTCAGCCGCTGCGCCTGCGTCTGAATCTGATCGAACAAGTCTGCGACGCGATGCAGGCGAAGGTCGCGAAGCTCAGACCCAGACCCGCGTTCTTGGTGAACCAGGGCGACTGGGGGCTGCGTAAGCGTGCCGCTGCGATGGAGCAGGCCGTAGACGGCGAGTTCTACCGGAACGCCGTGGACGAGCTGAGCCCACAGGTCGCGCTCGATGCGTTCATTTGCGGAACAGGCTTCTGGCGCGTCGGCCGCAGGGGCGTTGGCCATCCCGTGATTGACCGCGTGTTCCCCGGCGAGATCGTAGTGGACCCGCTCGAGGGCATGTACCAGAAGCCGCGGACGCTCTACCAATGTCGGCTGGTTGACCGCGAGTACCTGATCGAGACGTTTGCGTTCGATGATAAGACGCTAGCGGATCAAATCCGAAGGGCTCCAGCGAGCAGTGCGCGGGCGTTCCCTTGGCTACGTGCACGGCCAGGGCACACGGACACAGTCCTGGTGATCGAGGCATGGCACCTGCCGAGCGGTACGAGCCTCGAGACCGGTGGACGCGATGGCGTGCACACCATCGTAGTCGGTGACGTGGAGCTGCTTCAGCCCCCGGCTACCAAGTTCACGGACCTAGCCTTTCCGATCGTCCCGCTGCGCTGGCAGACGCGCCAGTTTGGTTTCTTCGGCCGCGGCATCGCCGAGGAGATCATGCCGCAGCAAATCGAAATCAACTACACGTTGGAGAAGATCCAACACATCCTGCACCGCGTCTCGTCGGTCAGGACTTGGATCAACGGTGGCGGTTCGATCGCGGTCGATGCTTCCAAGAAGTTGACCAACATGCCGGGAGAGATCCTGACGTACACGGGTCCGAACCCACCGGTTACCGAAGTCGTGAACGCCGTTCCGGCCGAGATGTTCGCGCACGTGAAGACGCTGAAGGCGGACGCCTTCGAAGCGGTCGGCTTGAGCCAGTTCTTCGCGACCAGCGACAAGCCCGCGGGACTGAACTCCGGCGAGGCCCAGCGCGTGTACGAAGACGTCGGGACCGAGCGTCTGATCATCAAGGGTCGGGCGTACGAGTGGGCGCACGTCGAGCTGGCGAAGCGCGTGATCGACGTGAAGCGGGCGATCGCCAACGACAACAACGAGAAGGAGTCCCCGGTTGTCGTCCAGCGCAAGCGTGCGCGTGGGGTGACGATTCAGAGCCTCAAGTTCAAGGACGTAGACCTCGATCGCGATCTCTACATGTTGGAAGTCGCGCCGCAGTCCGGGCTTCCGGGTACGCCGAGCGGTCGCAAGGCAGCGGTTAGTGAATGGATCCAGATCGGCCTGTGCTCACCTGACGAAGGCCGGGAGCTGCTGGGCATGCCCGACCTGAAGTCAGCGGACGATGAAAAGTTCGCCACTCGAGACAGCGTGCTCTCGGCCGTTGAGCAGATGGCCGACGACGGCATTTACACCCCGCCGCATCCCCTGCTGGACATCCAGCAAGCCAAGAAGCTCATCGCCAGCGCCTTCTCCCGCCTTGAGTGGGAGGGATGCCCCGAGACCAACCTAGAACTGATCGCGCGGTACGCGTCGCAGTTGCTGGCGCTCGAAGCCGCAACGATGCCTCCGCCCGAAATGCAGCAAGCAGTACCGCAGCAGCCACTCCCGCAGCAGCTAACCGCGGCATAGCCACAGGACTGCGCCAATGCCCGTTACTACAGTGAACACGACCGAGGGCGGTAGCCCGGCGCTTTCGCCGCGCGAAGCGGCCGCCAAGGCCGCAACAGAGAAGTTCGCGGCGACCAAGCCGACCGACGCCAATGCAGCCGTAGAGACCAAGCCGACCGTAGAGACGAAGCCGGACGCGTCGCAGGCAACGAAGCCCGACCGTGAGACGGATATCAAAGCCGCGATCGAGCTAGAGCGGGCCCACAGGGAACGCGAGCGCATCAAGGGCGAAGCGGAGCTGGCCAAACAACGGCTGGAGCACTACCAGGCGGCCGAGGAAGCAAGGAAGGCCGATTGGCGCAGGGCCTTGTCCGACGCGGGTCACAACGTCGAAGACGTAGTGATGCAATGGGTCGGCAGCGACTCGCCCAAGCCCAAAGGCACTGAGCCTACGGCTCCCAGTGGTGACCGTCGCTACGACCAGCTCATGCAGGAGCACGAGACCCTCAAGAACGAGTTCAACTCGCTGCGGGACAATCTGCGGCAGGGCGCCTCGCAGTACACGCGGGGGCAACGTCTGGAATCCCTGCGCGGCATGCTGCGCGGTGCCGATGATTACGAAGTCGTGTCATCTCTTGAGGCCGAAGACGCGCTGCTCAGTTGGATCGAAGGCCAGGAGCAGCAGCGGGGCGGGGATCGGTACAGTGACCTGGAGCTTCGTGACGCGATCGGCGGCTACGAATCCAAGTCCCGCGAGCAGATCGAGAAGCAGTTCAGGCAGCTAGCGAAGACCAAGTGGGGCAAGACGATCATGCACGCCCTTCTGAATGCCGATGCGCCTGCGGTGGAGCCGTCTACAACGTCGCCGACCCGGGACCTGATGAACGGCGATGCTTCGGGCGTCACTCGAACGCGGTTGCTGAGCCGCGAGGAGATGCGCGAAGCGGCCAGGCTCAAGGCCGAGGAGCGAATCGCGCGACGGCGCCAAGGGCTCGGCGCCTGACCTTATATACGCGCTAGGTAAGAGAGCCGTTCGCAAGGCCATCAGCAGCTAGGCCGCCAGAGCAACACACCGCCCTTCAGACAGCGGGCATCAACACCCCTGTCTGATTTTGGTGAGTTCGCTATGGCCAATATGTCCCGTACGGACGCTCTTCCGTTTCTGGAAGAGATGTACGTCAACAGCGGGCTGCTGAAAGACCTCGTCTTCCGCAACCGCCCG